ATGAGTAATGCCCATCTCGCCGAGATCATCGCGCTCTCCATCGTGGCACCCATGGCGATCCTGTGCATCGTCTGCTATTGGGTCGGCCGCTTTGACGAGCGGGCCGACATCCGCAACCGGGCCAGGTTGCGCGCTGAGGGGATGATGGCCCGCAAGCAGAACGACCGGGGGATCAGGATATGAACCTCTACGTTGACCTACACAGTGCGCGCGGTGGTCGTGTGTCGGAAAAGGCTCCCGCCCAGCGCGACGGGCGCAAGTTCTCGAACCAGAATCGCGCCAGCCGCAATCCTTACCCGACGCAAGGCAGCGCGCCATTGTCCAATGAGCAGAAAGCCGCCCTTTGCATCCGTGCAAAGGACGCCTTTTTGCACGTTCACGGTCGCGATCCGCGCGCCGCGGTGGAATTGACCGAGTGGCGCCGGGCTGAGCAATTCGCGGCCACTGGTAAGGACAGCCTGACGCTTTGCACGCAGGCGGATTACCTGTCGCTGCTGGCGCATTTCGCCAATCTTGGCGGACAGAGCGGCGTGGCGATGAACGCGCATTTGAGGGACGCCACCAGCGACCGGCGCATCGCGCTGCACAAGCTCAAGACCGAGCTGGCCGCGCGCGGCCTGACGCTGGCCTGGGTGGCGACCATCGCGCGCAACAAATTCAAGCAGGCCGTCGAGGACTGCACGGCAAAGCAGCTCTGGAACCTGGTGTTCGATATCCGGAACTCGAAGCACAAGCCTACTGCAAAGAACGGAGAGGACGACAACGTTCCGTTTTGATCATGAACGCCGCCGATCTTCGCAACGCTACCTGGGCAGACATTCAGCCGATGCTGAGTGGAATGCGGCTGGTAGTGTTGCTGGCGTGGCGGATGCACGGGCCCGGGACTACGGAGAATGTAGCGCAGACCGCCGGCATCAATCTCCTCACCTTCCGTCCACGTTCGACGGAACTGCTGCAACTCGGCCTGATCGCGCTCGTTGATCGAGATAGCAACGACGGGATTTACGAGGCCGTGCCCGAGGATCAGGCCCGCGCATCGTTTGAGGCCGCGCGCAGTCCTCAGCAAATGCCTCTCAAACTCACCAATTAACTCACCATGTCATCCGCACCACAGAAGTCAGACGCCAAGTCCCTCCCGGAAATGCTGCCGCTTTATCCGAGGCGGACCCGCGTCAAGCAGATCGAGGTCGCGCCGGATCGATTTGTTGTCGATCTGCCGCCACAGGCCGTGCCGCGTATTTGCGTGAGCGACCTGATCCCGCAGGGGGATCACACTTACCGCGCCGTCGCGCGGGTACACCAGGCGGAGATTCGGGTCACGCCGGATGTGCTGAGCAAGCTGAATCTTGGCGTGCGGCATCAGACCTTGCTGCGGTTGATCCGGGCCGGGTTCGTGAACGGGTCAAAGATTGCGCCGAACTGCTACGTTTTTGACTTACAAAGTTACTTTGATCACCGAGAGCTGATGAGGAAGGAAGCCAGCGAGGGGCGTGACTTCTGGACCGGTGAGAACCTGGCGAGATACCGGGCGGCGATATGGTAAAACTCACGCAAAAGAGGGCTGCAAAGCTGGTCATCATCCCGTCGAACCTGCTGTTCGGCGTCCAGAATGTACGGGTGCAGATTCGCGGGTTCGCGATAGTCGAGCGGAGCGACTGTTGGTTGATTGCGCGGCAGTCCGGGAAGGAATTTTTGGTGGAAGATTTCCCGCGTGGCTACCGGCTTACGCCATTCCGGTACATGCCAATAATCGGTGAAAAATGCGCACTAACCGACAGAGCGCTGTGGGTTCCGAAGGATCGGCCAAGCTTTATCTCATAACTCAAAACCCATAACCACTTATGCGCCTACGCCAGACCAAACCATTAGTTGATAGCCGCGAGGAAGCCGAGGCGTGCCTTGGCGAGATCGCCACCCTCACCATCGAGCTGCGCCGGCTCCAGACCGAGCTTGACGGCAAGATCACCGCCGCCCGCGAGGAGTACGAAGAGTCTCTTGCCCGGGTGGGCGAGCAAATCAAGAGCCGCCAGGATCACCTGATGAGCTGGGCCTCTGGGAACCCTGACCTCTTTGCCACGAAGAAGAGCCTTGAGATGACTCATGGCGTTGTTGGATTCCGGACGGGCATGCCAAAGCTCAAAACGCTGGCGAAGCGGACCTGGGCAATTGTGCTGGATACCTTCAAGGCGGCCGGCAAGCACGGATGGGTTCGCACCACCGAGGAGGTCAATAAGGAGCAGGTCATCGCCGATTTTCAATCCAAGGCTGTCACAGCCGAGGAGCTGAAGCCGCTGGGCGTGGCGGTGGTGCAGGACGAGGCGTTCTACGTCGAGGTCAAGCTGACCGAGATGAGCAACCGGGAGGCGATCAAGGGCTCATGAGAACGCTCCGTTGCCAGATATTGATCGATGAGCAGGACATCGCGGCCATCGAGCGATGGCTTGAGACGCGGGACATGCTCGTGCCGGAGGCCGCGGTGGACATCCTGCGCTGCACCGCTGTGCAGGCGCGGGTCATGGCGCCGCGGAGGCAGGATTCAACCGCAGAAATCACAGAGTCCTCAAAATGAGAGACGTTGAGGCTATTCACGCAGCTTATTGCAAGGCCACGGGGAACGATCCGCGCGATCTTCCGCTCAATCTTCAGCGAGAGATGTTGATCGGGTATTGGATCACGTACGGGAAGGGTTCGCGGGGCGAGCCGTGGGGCGTCCAGGACCTGCTCTACGTTATCGGGCATATCAAGAGGGGTATTGCCAGCCAATCGAGGCAACCAGGGGCGCTGAGGTTCAATAACCTGTTTGGCCAGCTCGACCGATTTGAGGAGGACCTTGCGGAATGCATGAAGCGGATTCGGCGCGTGCCGGCATCCGGCGGCTCCGCGCCGGTGCGGCGGCAGGCCGATGCGACACCGTCAGGCGAGGTCGATGGAAAGGCCATCAAGCAAGGGTTGACTGATTTTCGCAGGAAGCTGGGAGGAGGACAGGAGTGAACGATCTCGGTGATACCGCGAAGGAGAAATTGCGCCGTGTGCGCAATACGCATGGGCATCTTTGCGTTGCGCTGCTCGCGCTCAATGCCGCCGCGCCCGGGTTGGAGGATAACCCGCGGGCCTCCCGCTACGTGGCCGCGATCACACGGCGGCTAAACCGGATCGTGCCTGACTTCCTCGATTTCGACGCCGCGACCCGGATGCCAAAACCAACCTACGATCTCCGATGAAAGCGATCACCCTCATGCAGCCGTGGGCCAGCCTGATCATGATCGGGGCCAAGCGATACGAGACGCGCAGTTGGATGACGCATTATCGCGGTCCGCTGGCGATCCATGCATCGCTCCGTTTTACCCTTGCCCACCGCAGCCTTTGCCGCACGGAGCCCTTCGCGACCGCCCTCCTGGGCAATGATGACCTTCCACTCGGGTGCGTGATTGCTGTGTGCGATCTCGCTGCCGTGTTTCCAACCTCCAGTGATGACGATTCGCTTTTCAGCGGCCTCTTGGGTGACGAGTGGCCGGAGAGCGAGTTGGCATTTGGAGATTTCTCGCCAGGGAGATTTGCCTGGCACCTAAAAAACATCCGGGCGCTTGAAAACCCGATCCCGGCCCGCGGAGCGCTGGGCTTGTGGGATTGGGATGACACTGCGCTCGGGCTTCTGGACTGCACCACCAATGAAAAACAAAAACATACCCATCCAATACCGTCAGGGCGACGTGCTCTTAATCAGGGCAGATCGTTCTCACTCCGCTAAATCCAAGCGGATCAAGCCCGAGAGCGGGCGCCTCATTCTTGCCCGTGGCGAGGCCACCGGACACCATCACAGCGTCATCGAAGATGATGCCGAGCTGATTCAGGAGGGCGAACGCATGCTCCTCTGCGTGACGCGCGAGACCGAGCTGCGCCACCAGGAGCATGGAGCAATCGTGGTGCCTCCCGGCGTCTATGAGGTCACGCGCCAGCGTGAGTACAGCCCAGAGGCGATCCGCAACGTCCAGGATTGAGCGCCATGGCCCGCAATCAGTTGTTGGAGGATTTCACTGCGGCTTGCGACTACCCCGGCCGCCTGGATGTCCAGGCGGTCGAGGGGGCGCTGGGTCGGTATCTGAAGGCGCTCGGAGTGGAGCGCACGATTCGACGGCTCGATGCGTCGTGGGAGATCGAGACAGAGCCCTCGTTGCTCGCTTATGTTAGAGACGTGGCGGGAAAAATACCGGCCCGCGCTGCCCTCGCTGCCCTCGATACCCGCGCTGCCCTCGCTGCCCTCGATGCCCGCGATGCCCGCGCTGCCCTCGCTGCCCTCGATACCCGCGCTGCCCGCGATGCCCTCGATACCCGCGATGCCCGCGATGCCCTCGATACCCTCGCTGCCCGCGCTGCCCTCGATACCCTCGCTGCCCGCGATGCCCTCGCTGCCCTCGATACCCGCGCTGCCCGCGATGCCCTCGCTGCCCTCGATACCCTCGCTGCCCGCGATGCCCTCGCTGCCCGCGATGCCCGCGATGCCCGCGATGCCCGCGATGCCCGCGCTGCCCTCGATGCCCGCGATGCCCGCGATGCCCGCGCTCTCCGCCGCTTCGCGGCGTGGTGTGTGCAGGCCGGTGGGTGGTGGTGGAGATTTGAGCTATCGTTTCTTTCCACGACTCACATCGGCGCCGTGCAGCTCGGCAAAAAAATCGAATGGGCTGCGGCCCTCTATGATGCGTACCTGGCCGGCGGCTGGTTCCTCCATTTCACGGCGGATACGCTTTACTGGGTCTCAAAGCCCACCGTTCACGTCGAGCAAGACGGACGGAACTGGCGCAACCGCCGGCTGCATTGCGAGACCGGTCCGGCCATCGAGAGCGATGTTGAGAATGTTTATTACTGGCATGGCGTGATGGTGCCGGCCTTCGTTGTCACGCGACCGGACTGGATCACGGTCAAGCACATCGAGACCGAGACCAATGCCGAGGTCCGCCGCATCATGATCGAGCGGTACGGCACCGCAAAATATCTCCAGGACACCGATGCGAAGGAGATTCATCGCGACCGCTTCGGCACGCTCTACCGTAAGGAGCTGGCCGGGGATGAGCCGATTGTGATGGTGCATCTGCTCAATTCCACTCCGGAGCATGACGGCACCTTGACGCGGGATGAGGCGATGGCTGTCTTCGCGTCCGATGCGGTGGTGTGCGACGGGGCGGCGATGCGCACCCTGGCCGAAATGCCGGCGGATGTGCGGTTCAAGGATTACTTCCTGCGGGTACCACCGGATATTCAACGCTCGCGCCAGGCCGTGGCGTGGACATGGGGCAAGGCCGAGGAGGAATACGCTCCCTGCTTTGAGAGCTAGGTCGATGGATCGACTGCAATAAAATGACTCCTGAGACGTGTGCGGCCCTGCGGTATCCCACCGATGAGCGGAAGCTTGTCGAGGAGATCGCGCATCTCTCTGCCGAGGCACTGACCTTGGCTGTTGAGATCGAGAACAGGGCCGCCGCGTTGCAGGAGAAACATAAACGCATCGCACGGCTCGCGCTGAGGCTTGGAAATAACTTGTGAACAATGAACGCACCCATGGCTCCCTCTTCGCTGGAATCGGCGGGTTCGACCTCGGCTTCGAGCGCGCCGGATGGCAAAGCCTCTGGCAAGTCGAATTGGACTATGAAAATCGGGCTGTGCTTGCTGACCGATTTCCCCGGGCTCGCCAGTTTTCCGATGTCCGCTCCATCCAGGGGGAAAGGCTCGATCCCGTCCGGTGCCTCACCTTCGGATTTCCCTGCCAGGACATCAGCGTCATGGGAAGCGCCTCGGGGGGGGGAAGCGGTCTCTCCGGAGCGCGCAGTGGACTCTTCCGCGAAGCCTTGCGAATCATCGATGAGCTGCGCACCAAACCCGATTGGCTGGTCGTTGAAAACGTCCCGAGGTTGCTCACTGTCAACAATGGCAAAGACTTTGAGTTCGTGGTCGGGTCGCTTGCCCAACGCGGTTATGTGGGATACGCGCGAGTGCTTGATGCTCAATATTTCGGAGTCGCCGCGCGCCGCCGCCGGCTCATCCTGGTCGCGGGTCTTGGACGTTACCCCAGCATGGAGTTCCTGGCTGATGCCTCACCAATGGAGGGATTATCTAGCTCGTTTGGTGAGGAACAAATCAGCCAGAGAGATCAGTGGATTGGCTATTGTCTCACGGCTCCAGACAAGGGACGGCATTGCAACTCCCGATACAATATCGGCTCGGAGAATTTCGTCGCTGAGCCGGACGGATGGGGTGCGATGCTTGAGCGGGCCCGAGAGGCTGAGGCTAATGGGCTTCGATGGGGACTGGCTGAGGCCGATCTTGCTGAAGCTTGGGCGGCGGGCAACGCCGTATGTCCTGCGGTCGCGCAATGGGTTGCTGAAATTTTGAATAAGTCATAATGGCTGATTTCCTTTTTGCACCGGTTCCGAATAAGGAGGCCATCGACTTCATCAAGTCGAAGCCGGTGCTTTCGCGCTCGGTATTCAACAAATTGCTGCCGGAGCTGAAGGCGCTCTCTTACACGATCTCGGGCGTGCAGGCGGCGGATGTCTTGAAGAAGACGCGCGACATGATCGCGGAGCTGCCGGCGGGCGGGGATTGGGAGGATATTAAATCGCGGGTGGTGGATCAGATCAGCCCGTACTTTGTCTCGGACACTAATCCGGACGGGACGCCGGCGAGTGCCGAGGACCAGGCGAATATGCAGAAAGCGGCGGACCGGCGCGCGGAGCTGCTGCTGCGGACGCATGGGCAGCAGGCTTATGCGACGACGCAGTACAAGATGATGGATGAGCAGCGGGATCTATTTCCCTTCTGGCAATATCTCTCGATGGGGGACAGCCATGTGCGGGCGACGCACGCGGCGCTCGATGGCGTGGTGCTTCCGGCGGACAGTGAATTTTGGACGACGCATTTTCCGCCGTGGGATTGGGGCTGCCGATGCCAGTGCGTGCCGTTGCTCCGGAGTGAGGCGCAGAAGATGGCCGAGGCGGACAAGGATAAGCCGCCGGATAATCAGCGGGTGCTCGATGCGGGCGCGCAGGCCGCGCTTGCACCGCCAGGGCGGCGGCTGGTCCGCAACGGCGTGAGCTATTACATGATCGCGCCAAGCGAAGAGGGGAAGCCGGGGGCGTTTACTTTTCATCCAGGGGATTTGCGGATGGATACGGCGATGCTGAAGGCGCGGTATGACGAGAAGACCTGGGGCGATTTTGCGGCGTGGGCGAAGACCCAGCAGATCGAGACTGGAACCAGCGTGTGGGATTGGCTAAATGGCACGCCGGCTACTGGCAAGCCTGCGGAGCCTGAGCCGGGCGAGCATTCGCTGGCGACGGCGCTGCCGGCCATCGAGGCCGGGCTCGCTGCTATCAAGGATCACGAGGTTGCGCACGTCCTGGGTGCGGATGGGGTGTCGAAGTTCTCGAAATCGGGCAGTGTCAATGCGGTGAAGTTCAGCGGGTCGGACTTTGAGCAGATGGATGGGGCGACCTTAACCCACAATCATCCGAGCGGTGGCTCGTTTTCCAGTAGTGACGTCGATCTCGCGATTACCGCGAACCTAGCCCAGATGCGAGCCGTGGGTACGCTGCCGGATGGCCGGGCGTTTTCGTACAGCCTGACGGCGCCGCCTGGCGGCTGGCGTGCATCGGTCGGACCGGTGATCCTGCGGGATTATGCGGCGATCAGCGCTGAGGTGCAGAATGAGTTTGTGTCCCGGATCGCGGCTGGCGACCTGACGGCCGAGTCCGCTGGCGATCTGCACGCGCACGAAGTGATGTCGCGGCTGGCGGCAAAATACCCAAAGATCATTTTTTATGAACGCACCGCAATTCGAAGCAATTAAAGCCCGCGCTTTTGCGGGCGAACCGATCTCGCCGGAGGAAATTGCGCAGCTCACTCCGCGCCAGGCGGATGAACTCGCCGCGTTCCGGCGCGAGCAGGCCGGATACGTGCTGGATGAAGGCCCGGACCCGCGGGAGCTTTACCGGGAGAAACCGGAGCCTTGACGATGACTGCCATCCGTTCTACATCTTTCGCGTCCGCTGCGCAAACGGCGGATGCCCGCTTGTTGAAACCGACCACGAATCGGTTGGGCCATAAAACAAAGAAAGCCTGCCAGTGGCATAGATTTCAAGGGGTCGTACCCTTGGTCGATAAGGTTTGCGCCTTGTTGCTGGCAGGCTTTTTTGCGCCTCGAAAGGGGCGTTTGGAAAGCAACAGAATGAAAGAAGAGAAACCAAGTATCATGCTCGTTCGCGTGCCTGATACGATTCGCGAAGCGCTGAGGGTCGTTCACCGGGAGCATCTGCCCGAGGGCGACGATCCTGCGTTGACCCTGGATACGGTGCTATTGGCCGCTCTGGCCAATTGGCACCTCATCGGACCCCACATCAAGAGCCTGCAAAAGTATTGCGAGATGGAGGGTGAAAACCGGGTTGAAATGTTTCATCGCTCGATCCGACAGCAATTTCGGCTCAAGCCGAGGAGGGCGAACTGATGAACGCCCTGCTCAGCTACGACTACGCCGGCAAAATGATTGAGTTTGCCGACGATGCATTCGTGAACATCACGTCGATGTGCGCGGCGTTCGGTAAAAAACCGTTCGCGTTTTTGCGGTTGGAATCCACTGAAAGATACATTGAAGCGCTGGCGGCTGACACCGGTTTACTGCGTGAATCTAGCGCAGTTAAAAAGGACGCCGATGCTTTGGTGATCACTCGCGAAGGCCGGCACGGCTCTGGCACCTGGGTGCATCCCGATCTGGCGCTTGAATGCGCGCGCTGGCTCTCTCCGGCGTTCTCGATCTGGTGTAACCGCGTCATCCGGGCGCTGTTGAGCGGGCGGATTTACAATCCGGCTGCTGATTCGGCGCTGGTCAAAAAGATGGAGACCGGCATCGCGCAGACGACCGAGCTGCTGAAGGCTAAGAAAGATCGCTACTGGAAGACGCTTGAAGTCCCCGGGAATGTCAGCATCAAGGTCTATTGCCGGGCGGTGGGATTGAACCTCGCGACGAAGGAGGTCATGCAGATCGGCGCCACGATCAAGGCCCGTGCGCGTGGGCTGGGTTATGACGTCGGCAAGACCCGGCAGCGCCGGTGTCGCTGGCAGGGTGACAACCCGGTTGAAGATCATTGCGGCTGGCAAATGGTCTGCACCTTCCCGCCAGCAGAGTTGCACGCGGAATGCGTACGGCGCGGATGGGTTGACCCGGAGTTACCGTGTCCGACGCCCGAGGCGTTTGAAGCGGTGCGGAGGCCGCTGGTGATCAAAGCGCCGTACCGGCTGCTGAATCAGGCGATTTGAGACCGATGTGCGGCGGCTTGCCACGGGGCAGGCCGCCGCGCTATTCTTTGTGGCACCATGGCCTTGATCAATTGCCCCGAGTGTACTCACGGAATATCCGAGCACGCGAAGATTTGTCCGCATTGCGGATTTCCGGTCGAGGCCATGACGGTTGAGCAGACTTCAAAGGAGCTGAAGGCATGGCTTCTTGCTGGCGCAGCTCTTTTCCTCTTTGGCATTCCGGTTTTAGCCTATGGAGTGGGGGTCGATGAGCATGCGCAAAAGTACGGGATTATCCTCATGTCGATTGGGGTATTATGGGTGATTTTCATAAAGGGACTTATCTGGTGGCGACATGGTTAACGGTTTGCACAAAGATGGTTTGCTCGGTTTTACCGGAGACCGGTTGTGAGCGATGGGTTTTCCATCAAGCTGAAGCGTGACGACATCACGCCGGACATTCGCAAAAAGCTGAGGGCCGTGGAGCATCCGCTGCCGATTTTGCGGGCGATGGGAACGGCGGTGGTGAGTATCACGAAACGGGCTTTCCGTGACCCGTCGTTGAGACAGACGAGCTGGGCGCCGAAATCTACAGGAGCGCCGAGCAATCTGATTTACAAGAATCCGCTGATCAGCTCGATCCGGATTACGAACGTGACTGACCGGAATGTGATGGTGGGAAGCGACCGGAAGTATGCGGCAATCCATCAGCTCGGCGGGGTGATCCAGGCGAAAGGGAAAGCGCTGGTGTTTACGATTGGCGGGCGGACGGTGTTCGCAAAGAAGGTGACGATCCCGGCGCGGCCATTTTTCCCATTCAAGGCGGATGGCAGCCTTGCGCAACTGGCTGTTGAGCCGGTGCGGGAGGCGTTGACGCTGGCGAGCAACAAGGCGCTTGGGGTGGAATAAATCGGATTGCGGAATGCGGATCGCGGATTTGCGGGGTGTGATCTGGCGTCAGGATCGCCATAGACCCTCGGCGAAAGGCGGCGGATTGGTTTTTGGACGTTCACCGCCTCAAGACAGCCAACGAGGGGTCGGGCGATTTCTGGAGGGGACCCATTCCACGCTATTCGTCCACGATGCCCAGCCCACTTTGCGGGATTCCGGGAAAGCTGGTTCTCTCGGGCCTTCATGCGAGCAGCCTCCCTCAAGACATCGATCCTCAGCCATCACGGACTGATTACGCTTCAGGCGCCGTCGAAGCTGGGGAGGACTGGCGAGCTGCCGACGCGCATCCTGATGATGAAGTGGGGCGAGAACGATACCGCCGAGGGGCCGATGACCGTGGGGCTGAAGACGCTCCAGGCTTCCACGCTGTGGGACAGTCTCGGGTTTGGCGAGGTGGCCATCGATTTCAATCATAACACCTGCCCGGGGCATCCGTCGTACCAGGGCGAGCCGGCAAAGATCGCGGCAGTCTGCACGCCGCGGGTGATCGAGGGCGAGGGGCTGGTGTTCGACAATATCCGCTGGACCGAGGAAGGCCGCGAAAACCGGGAGCATTATCCCGATCTCTCGCCGGCCATCAAACTCGATGACGATGGCGAGGTCATCTTCTGCCACTCGGGCGCGCTGGCCCGCAATGGAGCGGTGAAGGGCCTGCACCTGTGCGCGGCATCCGATCTTTCCGCCGATCTCACCCGAAAAATCACCACTCTTATGGCCAAAGCCGAAAAAACCCCGACTCACGAAGTCAAAACTCCCTCGGTCCACAAGCCGGGTACTTTTATGATCAATACCGACCTCCTCAAAGGCATCCTGAAGCTTCCCGCCGATGCGACCGACGACGACATCAACAATGCGTTGACTGCGCTGGACGGGTCCACTGCTGATCCTGCTTCCGGTGGCGATGCGGCTGCCGCGGCTCCGGAAGATGCGCCCAATCCCACGGCGGTGAAAGCGCTTGGCGCCACGCTGATCAAGGCGATCAAGGCAATCAAGGACGAGCTTGGCAGCGAGATCAAGACACTCAACGCCAGGCTCGATGGCGCGGAGCGCCAGGCGATTGTCGAGGCTGCGACGGCTGCCGGCAAGATTGTGCCGCCGGAATGGCTGCCGAATGACAAGGGCGTGGGCGGGCTGCCGAACGGCCAGCTCCGCACGCTCTGCGCGACGCTGCCGGAGATCGTCCCGCTCTCCGCGAGGACCCCGCGGGATGTCCGCGACCCGAACGCCGGCGGCTCGGCGATCTCTGCGGTGGATCGCGAGGTCATGAAGAATCTCGGCCTGACCGAAGAGCAGTGGAAGAAAGCCAACCAGGGCTAAGCCCTGGACTCAATTACCTACCGCCTTACCCAGCTTACATAATCTCAACTCCAATCACTTATGGCCCTCATCGCCGCTCTCACCGCTTCCTTTAACGCCATCGAGGCTCAGCCCGATACCTACGACCAAATCCCGGTCGCGGCCGGCGTCACCGTCTTCACCGGGTCGATCCTTGCGATTGACGCAGCCGGCAACGCCAATCCGGCGTCCGATACTGTTGGACTGCATGTCCTGGGCCGGTGCGAGGGATTGAGTTACACGCAGGAGCCTCAAGGGCTGGTCGGCAGCGATGGAGTGAACACGGGTGGCGCGGCTGGCGCCATCGTCGTGACGGCGCGGCCAGGCGTGTTCCGGTGGCAGAACAGCACGACCAACCCGGTCACGCAGGCGATGATCGGCGAGCAGTGCTACGTCGAGGCCGACAGCGCCGTGGCCAGCTCCAGCAATCACTTCATCGTCGCCGGCATCGTCAAGGGCGTGGACGCGAACGGCGTCTGGGTCGATACCCGCCGGGCTGGCGCCCAGGCCGGCATCATCACACTCACCAGCGCGCAGAATGCCACGGCGGCTGCCGTGGACCTGCCGACCTCCGAGGCTTTGGCGAATGCGCTGAAGGCTGGTTACAACGCGCTCCAGGCGGATGTGGCGGCCCTGGTGGCCCGGCTCGGATAGACCGCCCTCTTTAACCCTCTCTCCTCTCCAATCCAAAACCCGCAATAGCTTATGCAGATCAACCAAGCAACGCTCTCCGCCCTTTTCAAGGGCTACAAAACCCAGTTCCTTGAGAACTACATCGCGGGGAAGCCGCTCTGGCCCAATATCGCGATGCGGACCAGCTCCAGCGCCGCCGAGGAGCTATACTTCTGGCTCGGCTCCATCTCCGGGATGGCTGAGTTCACCGGGAAATCGATCATCGATAACCTGACCGCCAGCAAATACAGCATCGCCAACCGCGAGTTCCAAAAGATCATCGCGGTGAAGCGGGCGGACATCGAGCGGGATTCGTACGGCCTCTACAATCCCCGCATGCAGATGCTGGGTGCGGTGGCCGCGAAACATCCCGATCTGCTGGTTGCGAATCTGCTGATCAACGGGTTTACCCAGCTCGATTACACCGGCACGCCATTCTTCAGCGCGAACAAGGTGCAGGATCCTGGAGGTCCGACGACCCTGACCAACAACGGCACGGACAAGCTGAGCCCGATGAGCTTCCAGAAGGCGCGCGCGGCGATCAAGAGCGTGAAGAACTCCAACGGCATCCCGACGGACATCGGCGATGAGCTTCAGCTCGTGGTTGCGCCTGCGCTTGAGACCGTGGGCAAGCAAATCCTTGAGGCGGACTTCATCATGCAGACCGCGCAGGCAGCCGGGGCCAATGTGGGCGCCGCGGCTATCAGCAACGTGAACAAGAACGCTGCCAAGCTTGTGGTCTGGAGCCAGCTCGCTGCCGCGCCGGCGCAATGGTACATCCTGGCGACGGGCATGCCGCTCAAGCCGCTGATGGTGCAGGAGGAGAAGCCCGTCGAGTTCACCAGCCTGGTGAACCTGGACGACGCGCATGTCTTCCTCCAGAACGAGTTCCTCTATAAGGCTTATGGCCGGTACAACGCCGGCTACGGCCTGCCGCAACTCGCCTGGGGCAGCAACGGCACGACCACTCCGGCGGATTACACCGGGCCGTAGGCTATTGCGGATTTCGGAATGCGGAATGCGGATTGAAGAAGCCGCTCTGCCAATTCGCAATCCGAAATCCGCGATCCGCAATTTGAAGCAATGCCATACGTCGCGCTTACTGACCTGTACGGGAAAATCCCGCAGCCGTTCCTCGTCCAGGCGCTGGATGATGACCAGAGCGGAGTCGCGAACCAGGCCACCTTTGACCTGATCGCCAGCCAGGTGGCGCTGGACATCGAGGCGCGGCTGGGCCAGCGGTACGCTACGCCCTTCGTCGCGAGCGAGGGCCAGCCAATCCCGCAGATCGTGCTGCATGCCGCGCTGATCTTCGCCTGCGAGGGTGTTTATGCCCGGCGCGTGCCGATTGATCAAAACCCGTGGACGGGGATGGCGAACTCGCTGCGTGCGAAGCTGGACCGGATTGGCAATGGGCAGGAACCCCTAACGCCATCGATCCAGAGGCAGGACCCGAGCGTGACGGTGATCGCGGCTCCCTCGAAGACCTTCAGCCGGAGGACCTCGATCTAATGCCTGCGAGCGTTCCACCCATCCCGGCGATGGCCGCGCAGGATCTGATGCAGATGATCTTCGAGCAGCTCAAGCCGTTCGTTGAGATTGCCGAGAAAGGGTATCTCTCGATTGCGCGCGATCCGCTGGACATCATCGAGCAGCTCGGCGAAGCGCCGGGGCGGTTCCGGGTGATCCTGAATTGGGCCGGCGAGAAGAAGGCGCCGAACACGCATCGCGACAGCGGTATCGTGGTGCATGACTTCCAGGTGGTCGTAAGCGCGAACCGCGGGCTGCACATCCTGAAGGGGGCAAACCTTTTTCTGCCGAGGGCCAGCCAGGGCACGAAACCGCTGATCCAGCAGGTGGGAGAAATGCGCGAGCTGATGCGCCAACTCCGGTTTCCCGATGGAATCACGAGCCAGATACTCGATTACCAGGGGACCGAGCCCGTGGCGGTGGACGGGACGCAGATCGACGCCTTTACCCAGACATGGCAGCTCACCGCAACGCTGCCATCGGCACAAATTTAACCGCAGAGAACGCACAATTTTATGGCCACACCCACACCGACAGCAGCCGCCACCCCGGCTCAACCCGCGCCTTTGAAGACCGGCGACATCATTGACCTGGCGGATTTCAACGCCAAGCCGCTGAACATCATCCGGCGGGCGAATACCTCGCTGAACCTCGGCGGGAGCGTGGACATCATCACGACCAGGGAGAAGGTGATCTTCGCCGTCGTGCGGTTTGCGAAGATCACGCCGGAGGTGACCAAGGAGGTAAGCGCGATCTTGCAGAAAGAGATTGCCATGGCTGGCGTGGCCATGCCTTCGGCGCCTGCCCCTGCCGAAACCCCGGCTCCGGCGCCAACTCCCGCCGCCCAGCCCGCACCCGCGCCAGCTCAACCCAAATAAACCATGTCCAATTACTTACTCGTCGGGACCGCCGGAGCGAATGTCGATTACGGCACAGAGGGTGCCGGCTACCTCGCGATTGGCACCATCGTCAGTGCGGAGCGCAATGACACTGGCGACAAGCTGGAGATCAAGGACCGGTACGGGAACGTCGTTGCGGTCATCTATTTCAATAACAAGGGCGAGTGCTCGATTGACGTGATCTTCGACAGCACTGTGACCTTGCCGACGCGCGGCGCGGTCCTCTCGCTCTGCGGCCTGACGGATGTGCTGTGCGACTCGATCAAGCACAAGTGGGAGAACGATAAGGAGCGGATGATCACCATCGCCGCCACTTACTACGCCGGAGTGACGCCCTCCTAGCCGGGGCTGATGATCGGCAACGCTCTTTAACCAACCGCACCCATGAGTAAAAAAACCATCCCGCAGCAAATTGCGGAAAGCGGCGCGATGCTGGCGGCGCGCGATTCGGCGATGCAGACGCCGGATGAGGTTCGCAAGGCGTTCCTCGGGCGGCGGCGCTCGGTGGGGCCGGTGTATGTCGAGCCGTTCTCGCTGGGCATCCTGTGGCTCTTTGAGGAGATCAAGCATCCGCTCAATGAAGGCCGTGAGCCGCTGCTCGATGCCAAGGGTGAGCCTGTGCTCGATGCCAGGGGTCAGCCGGTGCCGCAGCCGCTCTCGGCGCGGGATGTAGCGCGGGCGATCTTTATTTTCCACGACTCAGAGGGAGCGGCAGAGGCGCTGGCGGAAGGGGTGCAGACCTTCGATGCGGCAGCGGTGGCGCTGGTGAGGCAGATCGACGTGCAGTGGATCGTGAAGATCAACGAGGTCATCAACCAAACCTTTTCGGAGGGGCTGGCCACGCTACCAGGGGCCGGCGGCTCAAACCCTCCCGAGACCGGCTCCTAGGGCCGGAAAAGAACTCCGGCAATGGCTGGACGCTCACGCTCCTCGACACGCTCCTCAGCGAGTACACCTGGCCCGACTACGAGTACCGGCGCCGGGATGGAACCGTCGAGCTGCGCGACGGGGGTCACTATATCATTTGGCGTCTTGCGCTGGCCCGGGCCTTTGCCTTTTACAGTGCAATCGGCGCACGATACGGAGTCGAACCCAGAGGACCCACCTACGTCGAAGCCGCCATGTCCAGGGCGAAGCGGGAAGTCGAAGCGACTTTCTAAGAAAGTTGCATCACGCAAAGCCGCGAAGGCGCAAAGGAGAAAGAAATGATCGGCGGGTTTCTGTGCCTGGTCGTTGCGGGATCGCTGTTGGTGCTCCTGATGTGTCTGCCGGAGCCGGATGATCTGATTGATCGGCGCCAAGACGAAGATGATGACCTGCCTCCCTGCTGAATCATGCCAGGCATTGCTTACACTCTGGGGCTTGATCCGGCGGGCGGGATCGCGGGGCTGAAGGCGTTCCAGGGGGCGCTGGGCGGGCTTGGGAGCATGGTGAGCATGCTTGGTCCCATCGCGGGGATCGCGGGCGGCCTGGGGCTGGCTGGCGCTGCCGTGGCGGGGTTTAAGAAGTCCATCGATGAGGCGGCGCAGATGGAAGGGTTTGTCACGGGGTTCAAGGTTTTCCTCGGCAGCGCGGATGCGGCAAAGCAGCGGATGCAATTGCTGGCGGATGCGGCCACGCAGATGCCCTTCGAGCTGCCGCAGGTGGTGGAGGCGTCGAAGAATCTCCAGATATTCTCCGGCAACGCGCTCTCGACCGGCAAGGGGCTGGCGATGGTGGGCGACATCGCGAGCGCGACGGGGCGGGACCTGGCGACGACCGGCGAGACCGTGGGGCGGCTGTATCAACTGCTCACGACCGGGGTCGGCGAGCCGCGGGTGCTGCGCGAGATGGAGGAGATGGGCGCCATCAGCGGGGTGACGGCTGGCAAGCTGGAGAAGATGGTGGAGTCAGGCCAGCACGGGATGCCGATCTGGAACATCGCCGCGGCGGACCTCTCGCGCTTTGGCGGGATGATGGGCGAGCAGATGGGGACGTGGAACGGGATGATGACGAACTTCCGCGATAGCGTGGACGCAGTCTTCCGGGAGTTCGGCACGCCGATCCTTGACCAGATCAAGCCGATCCTGGCGGATGCGATCCATTACACGGACGACCTCAAATCGAAGGCGCACCAGTGGGGCGCGGAGGTGGCGTGGGGGATCGGACTCTTGCGGAACCTGGGCGGGGCCGGGAAGCTCTCGGAATTTGCCGGGCTGGAGCTGAAGGTGGGGTTTGCGGATGCAGTCGGTTTTCTGGGCAAGGAGCTGAAGCAAGTTTTCGGCAGCATCGGCAGCTCGAATATGTTCAGCGGGCTGAGCGTGATCTTTGACGGGCTCGCGATGGAATTGACTGCGTCGATCTCGAAGGGGATTACCTCGGCGCTCAGCAGCATCAACATCCTCGGGCATCCCCTGCTGTCGCCGGAGATCGCGAATCTCCAGATGGGCGGGGATGACGTGCAGATCGATGCCGGGAGCAAGGATGTGAAGGCGGGGATCGATATGATGTCAAAGATGGGCGGCGTGGCCGGGAGCCTGGGCACGGTCCTGAAGGGACTGACGACCGACACCGATGGCGCGCGCAAGCAACTGGCCGCCCTGGAAAAGCAATTCGGCCCGGACCTGAAAGAGAAAATCGAGAAGGCTCTGGGGCCGGCCTCGAAGGTGCCGGCACCGGCGTTGCCGCCGCTCCGGCGCGCGACGGATCGCATCAAGCCGCTCACGGATCGGCTGTCGCAGATCGGGCTCTTCATCGGCGGCAATGGCGGGCCGAAGGCGGAGCAAGCGGCGCAGGCGACGGCGAAGAATACCGAGAAGGCCAACGGGCTGCTGGCGAGCATCGCGGACAAACTCGTCCCACAGCGCCACGCGGGAGCGACCTTTTAGCCGGTTGATCGGCCCCTTTCATTATGACTCCAACACTCTGGCAAGGCACAACTGATCTGACTCTAGGCAAGGTCGATCTCGTATTTGAGCCGACGCGCTGGGGACTGAAGGCGAGCTGGACCGGGCCGTACGAGGCGTGCCTGGCGCAGAAGCCGCAGATCGGCGCAACGATCTCCGGCCAGGCCGCGGTGTATATCGTCAGCAAGGTGGAAGTCGTGGAGCTGGACGCCGGCGCCGGTCGCATCGATGCCACGGCGGAGATTCTGGCGGACCCGTCGAACTTCAGCACGACCGCGCTGGGCTCGGCGATCTACGAGACGGAATGGGCCGAGCTGCAAAAAGCGATTGAGACGCATCCTCGATGCGGCGTGCTCTCTCACGCCCGCTCTTATTATCTCAATAACGCGGTGCAGATAGACTCATCCACCGGTGGCAAGCGGCGCACATGGGAGGATTGGGCTGATCTGCTGGGAGTGGATACGGGGGGCGCGAAGCTGGATTACGACGCGAGCGGCACGGGGGCGGCGGATGGCAGCAATGGGGTCAACTCGAACGGCGATAACATCTGGACGCTGGCGCAATACCAGAGCCTGCGAGCTGCGGGCACCGACAGTTACGTGATCTTCGTGCCGGTGATCCGGCGGACCACTTATCATCTTTATACGCCGGAGGACCTCGGCACGCTGAGCGGCAGGCTGACTAATCCTCCGAACGCGGCGAACTTTACTGCTGTGGGCGGGTACGCATGGATGCAAGGCCCGGACCGTTGCACGAAGACCAAGGGTGTGTTCTGCCGGACGACCGAGTGGCAGGGCTTCGAGCTGAACGGGCTCAGCGAGCTGATCTACAAGAACGCCTAAGCAAATGGCACTGGTTCCTCCTCCTGATCCTGAAGAAGGCGAACAGGTATTGCCCTGGGCGCGGGCGATTGGGCGCTTCCTGCGGTCGATTGCTCCGCGTGAGAGTGCGGACATCTGGCCGAATATCCAGAGCACGGGGACCGCGTACGTGCTGCGCCGTAAGCGGAATGGGGACGGCGCGGCATCATCGCCGCAGCTCGGTTTTGGGTTTGTGGATAAATCGACGCGGAATAGCGATGGGAGCATTTCCCAGAGCCTTGCGGGGCTGACTTTCGGCAACGTCAATCCGAACGGCATCAACCTGGAACCAGGTGTGAATCCTTACCCGATCTCGTTTTTATCTGACGGACATCTGCTCGCGGTGAGCAGCAAGGCGGTGGCCGCGGGAACCTCGTACAACGCAGGGATCAATGTCACCATCAACCCGGACAGCGCGGGCGATGGCACCAACGTGCCGGAGATTACGGTCATCGATTGGAATGTGTATGCAGTTGGCTCCTGGCCGGCCAATACCGCGACGGAGGGATTCTGGCCGCTCTGGACGATTACCGTGAGCGCGCAGGGGGTGATCTCCTGCCTTAACCCGGCGGGCGGTGGAAATATCAGCTATGGCTATGCCATCGGCGCGGGCGTCAATGGCCATTACTTCGATCCCGCATGAGCCTGCTAAGCCGCGACAATTTTCTGCCGCCCTGCACCCAGGCGCTGCCGCCGGCGCCGGCCAATGTCACGCTGCCGATTATCAGCCTGGATGAGTTCCGCCGGTCGCTGATGGGGAATTTCAATGGGCTGAAGGTGCAGTGCATGGCCACGCCGGACATCACGGTGAACGAGAACGATGGCTCGATTGTGAACATCAACGGGACTGCGGAGGTTGATTTCACGATCCCGCGCGGACATATCGCGAGCAATTTCAGCCTGAGCAGCATCGCTGCCGGGGCGTACCCGGACTACCTTAAATCCTTCTCCTGGGATGATGCGACGGGCACCGGGTCCACGGACGCGGTGACGATTTCGCAATCGGTCTTTTCACATCCTCCGCTCCCAAACTCAACGGACTTGGTCATCCGGAACCTCCATTACGGTGGGATGCAGTTTTACCGGGATGGCATAGGGCAGGTGATGATGGCGTGGAGCGCTTCTATGTCCGGAGGAGCTGAGACTAGCGCATTGTTCGCCTCTGGGTTTGACCTGGTCTTTTACACCAAGGTGAGCGGGGTGACGCCTGAAGTGTTCTATGGAGTTCCGGTTGCGGATGGCACCCAGGAGATTGATACCACGACCGGCAGCTACGAGACGCCCTTCCCTGAGACAGCGACCGGCGCGACGGTGCTGGGCATCCCGATCTACATGAAGGGCTGGTACACCACAGGGGAGCAGGTCTCCACGCGGGAGCTGAACTTTGACGGCTTTCCTGCGACCCTCATCGATACGCTGCATCAGGACTACTCGTTCGCGTTCGACATTAGCGAGCTGTGACCGGCTGCCAGGATCGACGCCAGGCATCGGCGGAAGTCGGCGAATCGGTTTTCGGGCGGTGACTGTCACATGACAGCGGAATGGGGGTCCGGCGATTTGTAGAGGGGACCCATTTCACGGCTTTCGTCCACGATGCCCAGCCCACTTTGCCGGGTGCGCGGGATTGCCGCAGTCTGGCCTTCGCACCCGCATGCAACTCTTTGTCGATAACCAAGGCCAGCAATTCATCAAGGATATGTCCGGCCCTGTGCCGCTGGGAGTCGTGCCGCTGCCGCAGAACAATGACGATGTGCTGGACATCTATCTGCTGAATCGCCCGGCCTCGACGGGGCTGCCGATGATCGCGGCGACGATCCCGGCGCCGTTTACCGGGATGATCATCGGGTTCAAGAGCAATCTGGCTCAGACGGAGTTTCTTTGCTCATGCTCGGAGTTTACGGAGCTGATCGATGGCAACGGGAACCCGTATTACGAGGGAAACTTCGACATCGACACGGCGCCGATGCAGGCGGCGATTGCGGGCCTGACGGTGCTGAGAGGTTACATCGAGGTGGACCTGGTGGCGGCCGATGCCACGCGGCTGCGCAATCTGACGCCGGGCGCGGTGGCCACGGTGATCGGCGCGGTATACCAGGGGACGGAGGGCGTGCCGGAGAGCGGCGATCCGAATTACCCGCTGCCGGGCAATCTGCTGACGACCGGAGCGGACACGGGGAATATCAAGCGCGTCTCGACGGCGATCCCGGCGGGAGCGGATACGGTGGGCGTGGCGTTTGCGACACCGTTCGCGGCGGCGCCGGATACGATTCTGAACACGGTGGTGAAGGCGAACCCGGGCGATGTGAACGCGGTGGCCGTGACGGTGGATAGCGTGACGCAGTACGGGTTCAACTGCAATCTCTCGGGCCCGGCGCCGGCGGGCGCTACGCTGATGAGCTGCGCTTTCCTGAGCGGGGGAGTGATTGAGGGGATTGATACGCCGACATGGAAGCGGCTTCAGGTCGCGATCCCGGCGGGAGCGGAGAGTGTGGCGGTGGGGTTTGCGACCGCGTTCCAGGCCGCGCCATCGAGCGTGCTCTGCAATGTAAAGAAGGCGAACCCGGGCGATGCGAACGCGGGCGTGGCGTCCATCGACTCGGTCACGGCCAATGGCTTTAACGCGAATCTCTCCGGAGCGGCGCCCGCCGGCTCCACGCTGATGGTGACTGCGCTCCTGTAAATTTATGAATACCCGGAAACTCTTCTCTCGAATCTGCCTGGCGCTGCTCTCGTGCGCGTTGACGCGGACGGCAATTGCAAACGGCGGGCTCTCGATTGCGAACCCGATTGTGGCGGGGACCACGGTTTACTCCGGGACAACGCAGCTCGCGGCGGGGACATCGCTGGTGACTTACGACGGCACGGCCGGCGGGCTGGTGAAGCTGCCGCCGGCTGCGAGCGGCACGCCAGGGCAGGTGCTGGAGATCATCGACGCCGGCGGGGCGATCTCCGTGGCGAGCCCGCTGCTGATCAGTGACACGACATCGGGCGATGTGGTGATCGGAGGCACGTCGCTGGGCCTTGCGTACGAGGATGCGAAGTTTGAGATTACGGGCTCGAACTCCTGGGCGCGCACAGGCGCCGGAATTGGAGGCGGTGGCACGGGCGGGAACTCGAAGGCGAGCGCGCAGGCGAACCTTGGGATCATCACGAGCGCAACTTCGACGCAGGGGCAGCTTGTTTTGACTGCGAGCGGGCAGACTTTGACGATTTCGGGGCCGAGCTTTTTGACGAGTGCGAGCCCGATTAGCGCGGGGGAGATCACGAGTGGGACGCTGGGACTTGCGGGGCTGTCTTTCACGGGACAGTTCCCGGTTGCCCAGGTGCCGAATCTGCCGGGGAGCATCCTGACGAGCGGCAGCGTGACGATTCCAGTCACCACCGGGACGGGTGGGGCGTTTGGAAGCGCGGCATTTGCCAGCTCCGCGGCCTTTGTGGGTACCGCCTCGCTGGGGACTGGTGAGCAGACGGCGCTGGGGTACGCGGTAAACACGAGCGCGGGGTTACTGACCGGGAGTGGCAACGCGGCTTCAGCGACGACAGCCACCGCGATATCCGGTTCCGGCTACGCGATCAACCCCACCGGCGTAGTGACCGGCTCCGGGTTGTCGGGGAATGTAGCGGCTGCCACCTCCTCCACCGCCGCGACCCTTGCGAGCGGCACCGGGCCGGGGGCGATACCGAACGGCGTGACCCTCGGCACCGGGACCGGAGCGACTTCAATCAGCCCCACCGGCGCAGTGACCGGCGCTGGGTTGTCGGGGAATATAGCGGCTGCCGGCAGCAATGTAGCTCCTCGTAATTCCCTGCTGATTCACCTTGGCGATTCAATTACCCAGAGTCCGAACGGTGCAGGTGTGCAAAGTTGGGCAAGTATTTTGGATGGACTGTCTTATTTTGTCGGAACATCAGCTACTAATTTCGGGGTTGGTGGCAGCGTCATCTCGAACGGTACATTTGCAGTTGTAAATGGGCTTCCATCGACCGGGACCACTTCATGGACTGGAAGCGTTTCAGTGTTACACCTCACAAATACTCCCTCGACTGGAGGCGGGTATCCGCTTGACGGAGGGTATTGGGCCGCAGTCATGGCGGTTACGGGAACCAATATCCCGTTCGGGACAACGGGGGTGCTTTCTTCTGGAACGAACCTAACACTATCTCAGCCAACGACGGGCAGCAGCGGGGGAACCGTTACGGTTTACATTGGTGGCAATAACATTATGGACCGGCTTGCTTCGCAGGTTTACCCGTTGCGTCCAGCGGCGAGCGGGTATTCCAAGGTTTACGCAACTGTAATGGGTGGAGCGAACTGCCTAGATGGCGGCGAGACCGGCGCGCAAACGATCAATGATTTGATCGCTGTGACCGGCACCTTGCGAGCGTGGGGTATTACCCCGATTGTGTCCACCATTCTGCCATCTGGCTGGGTGAATAATGGGCAAGGTGCCGGGCCGGTGTGGTGGACTTCTGCGCAGGAGTCGCAACGGGAGATCGTGAATACTTACATCACCTCAGGGTCACTGGGTGCGTGGGTTGATTCGACTGTGGGATTCTCTGGCGATCCGGTGACAACCGCAACGAACGGATGGCCGGATTTTGACGGCAACGGCATCCATCCCTTAAACAAGCCGAATCAAAACATCGCATCACATTGGAATGCGGTAATGCCGACTGGCGGCGACTTGACGGCGGCGACCCCTCAATATGTGGACAAGGCGACGGAGTTCCAACCGCCCATCACTCTCGATAGTGGCATCTCCATTTCAGCAGATAACGGAACTACGATCCCCATCACGCAATCGGTTGTTACAGGCCCATTCACCGCGCAACTCGCCATCGGAACCTCGAACGGGTCTGGGTATAACCAGGCAACCGTGGGGCTTGTTTACTCGGGTTCGAACTCAGGGGCGAATCTCGCAATTTTAGGTATCAGCAATTGCTACCCGCTGGCGGTGAATAGCGGCGGCAACACTTCGACAGGAGAGGTCGCGATTGGGTATTCTGTATCAGGGGCTCAATCGGTTTTGAATGGGAATCAAAAGATAGCAATTCAGCTCGCCCCTAATACTGAGGACGGCATGGACATCACGACCGCTGGCAGCTACCCATATTTCTTTTTCGTCTCTGCACTTCAGCCAAATATCAATGCTGCATCCCAAATTAACGGGGTGTGCGTAGGCCTCCATAAGAACACCGGGCAGGCGGGCTGCTTTGATTACCTCGGCAACAATGGCACGAATGTAGGCTGGGTTCTGGATAATTATTCCGAGCCAAACAATATGATGGGGTTTAACTCTGGAGATGTGGTGATTGGCACTGGAACGAACGACAACGGATATACGTTGGAAGTGGGTGGAACTGAGAAGGTGGACAGCAACCTCTCCGTCTCGGGAACGGTAAGGATTGGCACCGCAATTAGCGGAACGGATGGGATCAATATCTTGAGCCCAACGGGCGGAGGTTCTGCATTCACTGGCCCAATAACCTTGCAGGGAAAAGGCACGCTTTCGGGAGTTGTGATTTCGTCCGAGGTTTCAAATGCAATGACGCACGAATGGGCGATGGACAAGAGCCTGACGGCTGACCTCGCGGGCACAGCTAATCTCACAAACTACAGTGCAACGAGTGGAACGAATATAAATGGGGGGTGCGCGATCCTGAGCGGAACCACCTATCTACAGGCACCATCGGCCTATGCTTTGGGTGGGACGAGCTTCACCTACACGTTCTGGTTTCAGGTCGCATCGACTTCAGGGAATCTCTATCTCATTTGTGAGCGATACAATGGATCGTCTTATGGGTGGGACTGCGATATTACCAGCAACGCACTGCGTGCGGTGGAATACTCGAACGGCCAATTCTATACGGTAACCAGTGGCGCCATCACCACGAACACGCCGCACTTTGGAGCGATTGTATTTAACCAGTCAGCCAATACTCTCACAGTCTACCTCGACGGCGTAGCGACATCCACGAGCACAGTCGGGTCGTATGTGGTGTCGCCGACACCCATGGAAATTGGCGGTCTTCCAAACTATGGAAGCGGATATTTCACCGGAAGTATTTGGGACGTTCGCGCGTATTCACCCGGCACGGTCCTTAGCAGCGCGGCGCTGACGACCCTCTACAACGCGGGCAAGTATGGGTTTGCAGCTCAGGCGCTCTCGGTGAGCGGCACTGCCGCAGCGCCTGCGAATAGCGGAACGGCAGCGGGCTGGGCGACGATCACGAGCGGGACTGCGACATACAAGGTCGAGCTCTATCAGTAACCATCATCCGAACTTTTATGAACCTTCTCGCTGATATTTTACCGCAGATGAGCCCGGGCGGCTCGCTGGATTTCTTCCTTGGTCTTGTCGCTTTAGTTGTGCTGGCGGACCGGGTTGTCTCGATCTGGAGCAACCTGCATAGCGCGCGGACGGATACGATGCCGCGGACGGCGATCCGGGAGGAGCTGCTGAGGCTGGAGCGGAAGATCGATGAGGTGAATGCGGACCGGAAGGAATCGAGCCATGATCTGCACAACAAGATCGAGGGTCTGGGCAAGAGCATCCAGATTGCGCTGTCTGACCTGGGGCGGGTGATCGGGAAGCTGGAGGGGAGCAACCAGATGGCGGACACGATCAAGCAGGCAATCGTGACTATCGCGCACAGCCACGAGCGGAGGAGTCACAATGAGTAATCCCGAGAAGGAACAGGCGCAGCATCGAGAGGAGTGCCGGCGGGAGGTCCGCCGATACCTCGCGGAGCGGTCCGCGCTGGCGCTGCCGAGCGCGGCGATCCGCCGGAAGCTCCAGACGGAGGGCTCGCATTACTGCATCGAGGACATCGAGGCGGCACTGGATTTCCTGGCCGGGATCGAGCCGGCGCAGGTGCGCGTCGAGCACGATTCGCTGGGTGCGACCAAATACTACAAGGCGACGAGCGCGGGAGTGATCGCGCATGAACGGAGCCTCTAAGCCGGAGACCGCAATCAATCTATGAAAACCAATCCAAATGACATTCTGACGGCGCTGGGGGTGTGGCTGAGCTTCCTGACCGTGGCGCTGGGGCTGATCGCGCGGTGGGTGCTGGCGAATCAGCCGACGATCATCGCGCTGATCAAGGAGGCGCGCGAGCTGCGGGCGATTGCAACGCAGCATGATGAGCAGATCAGCGAGATCACGACCCATGCATCGAGCGCGGGGACTTCGCCTGCGGCTACGCCCGCCCAAGTGGCGGCTGCGGTGAATGCGGCGCTGGGAGGCGCGATGCCAGCAAAACCATCTTCTCCGGAAGTCACAACCAACCCCGCGTCGTAAGAGGCGCACCAAAGTAAACCAGTTATGAAAATCAAAACCATCCTCATCGGCGCGGCCATCCTCCTGGGCGGCTGCGCGACACGCACTCACACCCAGGCCGTTCTGCTCACGGACGCGGTCACGCTGGCAAAGAGCGCGGCCGCTGCGGCTGCGCAGACCTATGCGCCCGCGCAGGCCGGGCCGCTGGCATCCGCGGGCCTGAATGCGCTGGCATCGGTACTCCAGGGCTACATCGGCAGCAAGGTGCCTGGCAGCGTGATCACGGCGACACCTGGCGTGGCTGGGCTGGGCGCGGTGGCCGCGAGCGTCATCAGCACGAAGGGCACGGTGACACAGGCGGACGTGAATGCGATCTACCAGGCGGCATCGATTGCGTTGCAATCCGCGGTGCCGACTCCCACCCCTGCAGGAGCTTAATCGCACAGATCGCAGAAGGAATTTTTCGACAGGATGAACAGGATTTACAGGATCGCCGTTGTCAGGCCTGCGCTTTGTGCGTTGCTCGTGGGTTCTGTTCTCCTGTCGGGATGCGTGGAAATGCCGCCGAAGGAACCGCTTTTGAACAAAGCTGGCGACCAGGCCAAGCGGACGGGGACTTTGATCCGGGTGGGATCGACGATGGCGTTTCACGAGATCGATCCGGTGAAGGTTACATTTACGGCAGGTCCGCCGCCGAGCGCGACGGTCACGCTGGGAGCGGTGGTTTTTAATCCGCCGCTGCTCACGGCGACCTCGGCCTACACGGCCAAGCTGACGGGGACCAACTCGCAATGATCACCTCGCTTTTCAACCGGATCGTGCTGGGGGTATTACGGCATCTGCTTACGGCGATGGCAGGGGTGCTTCTTGCGCGCGGGGTCATTACGCACAGCCAGGATGATCAGGTGGTGGGGAGCGCGCTGGTGGTGTCTGGGATCATGCTCTCGGCAGCCGAGAAAATGAAGACGCAGACGGCGGTGAAATCCTTTGGGTCCGCAGGGAACGCGCAGGCGGTGACCACTCCGAAACCTCCGGATTTTACCGGGCATGCGGGTGGGTCTGGAGGGCAAGGGAAGACATGAGCGACCAGGCTTTCCGGTTCGCGATGAACTTCATCCTGCCGCACGAGGATGAGTACGCGCGCGGGCATTGGGGTGATCCGAACTTTGTGGTGGCCGAGGATGTCTCCGGAGACAGCGGCGGGGTGACGAAGTACGGGATCGATGCGGCGAGCCACCCGGGGATCGACGTGGCGAATCTGACCCAGGCGGGGGCGATCTCGATCTATCACGAGGAATGGATGATCGATGGCGTTGACCGGTTGCCGGACAAGCTGGCGGTGTGCGCGTTCGATGTCTTCGTCAATGGCGGGCATGGCATCCTGTGGATTCAGCATGGGTACAATGTCGTGATGCCGGCGGGGTATCACCTGACTGAGGATGGGGTTCTGGGGCCGGCGACGGTCGAGGCGCTCAATGCGCTGACGCCGGCGCAGATCGATGCGATCTGCCAGGTGTTTATTGCGGAGCGGAATGCGCGGTTCGCGGCCATCGCGACGGGGCCGAGGGCGCAATTTCTGGTGGGATGGGAACAGCGGGACAGTGACCTTGCGGCGTACCTGGCATCCGTGACATGAGCGCGCACGTCTTCGACGCCGAGATACTGCCGCGCGATGAGTCGCAGCGCGTGCTGAGGCTGCATATCAAGGACGATCTGCATGTGGATTTCATTGTCTCCGTCGCGGTGGCGTGGCGGCTGGCGGAGCGAATCGTGACCGACACTGGAGCTGCTGGCGATGAGTGAAGAACTAACAGGCCGGCGCCGGCTGGGGAAGATCGCGCAATGCCCGCGGGTGATCCGGCAGGGCATCTGTGAGCGGCTGGACGATGGGGTGCAGGGGCGAGACATCCTGAGCTGGGCAAATGCCCAGGGCGAGGTGCAGCGGCTGATCGCAGAGAAGTGGGAGGGCGAGCCGCTGAATGACAATAACCTGTCGCAGTGGTTCAAGGGGGGATTTCAGGATTGGCGTCGGGACCAGGTGCGCATCGAGGAGACGACCGCGAAGGCTGAGCTATCTCTGCGCCTGGCGAAAGCGGCGGGCGGGAGCATTGCCGAGGGCGCGGTGGCCGTAGCGGCCGGCAAGATCATGACCGAGCTGGAGGGCGCGGAGGGCGATGAGCTGGTGAAGCTGGCGGCCGGAGCGGCAACGCTGAGGACGGCGGAGCTAAACAAGGACCGCATCACGCTGGGCCGGGCCCGGGTGGACCAGCGGGCGGAGGTGATCGCGCTGGCGCGCCAGCGATTCGAGCGTGATACGGCGGAGATGTTCCTGAAATTTTACACCGATAAGAAGGCCATCGAGATCGCGGAGAGCGGGGAGCGGAAGGAGATCAAGATGGATCAACTGATGGCGCTGATGTTTGGCCAGCGGCCCGCGACCGGAGGGCCTGCATGACTATGCCCTTTGATTCCATGAATTTCGCGAAAACCGAGCGGGCTGCCCAGCCTGGTAAGCTGATGACGATGCCGCCTCGGGTGCGGGATGGTGTCGCGGCAGCCCGCTCTTTCTTTTGAACCCATGAGCAGCAAACGACGACTGCGGAGGAAAGCGTGCGACGGGAAGCGGAAGCATGCGACGCGGGATGCAGCTTTCACGGCGTTCCGCAAATCAGGCGGGCTGCGCGCTGGAGTGCATGCCTATCATTGCCCGCATTGTGGCCATTGGCACGCCGGGCATGCCCGTGGAAACAGCCGAATCGTGAACGCGGCACTCTTTGACCAATGAGCACTGAAGCGCCAGCTCAGCAGCCGGAGGCAATGATCCGGCTGGACCCGCATCAGCTCGCGGCCTTCTGGTGTGAGCTGCGGACGCTCTTCCTGCTGTGGCGGCGGCAGGCGGGGAAGAGTTTTACGCTCGGCGCGTGGTCATTCCACCGGATGGGGATGAACCCGGGGCACCTGGTGGTGCTGTGCTCGGCCTCGATCTCGCTGGGCAAGGAATGGATATACAAGGAGGCCCAGGTGTGGCAGGTGTTCACCCAGGCGTACCGCGATCTGCTGGCGCGCCAGGGGGCCGAGGCGGGCCAGCTCAAGACGGCGGCGGATGATGACAAGGGGCGGCTGCTGGACATCGATGCGATTGCGGACCTCTTCGAGCATCAGAAGCTGGAGACGCGGCTTTACCACTCGCACTCGGTGTACTCGCGCAGCGTGGTGGTGGCACCTAACCCTGACACGGCGGTGGGCTGGACCGGCGATGTGGGCATGGATGAGGTGGGCCGCATCGAGTGCCTGAAGGAGCTGCTGGAGGCCATCGGGCCGATCCTGACGCGGAACCCGAAATTCATGATGCGGCTGGCGACGACGATCAGCCCGGATGATGCGCATTACTCGCGGGAAATCCACGGGATGCGTGCGGACCAGCCGGAGTTCCCGATCAACGCGGCGGGCAACTTCTTCCTCAGCAAGAGCGGGTACATGGTGCATCGCTTCGACGCATGGGATGGCATGGCTGCCGGGCTGAAGCTGTACGATGACAAGACGGGCGCCGCGATGACTCCAGAGGAACACAGGGCCAGTGCGCTGGACAAGGCGGCGTGGGATCGCAACTACGCGATGCTGGAGACGGCTGGCGGCACGGCGGCGATCCCCGCCGGCGTGATGACGCGCTGCATGAATCAGGGACGCGGGCAGTGCATCGGGATCGATGTGACGGACAAGTTCGGCATCGATGACATCCCGATGCTTTTCCCGGCGGACTGGCGGTCTGTGATCGATCCCACGGCGCCGCGGCTGGGCCTGGGGTACGACATCGCGACCACGACCAAGAAGAAGAGTAACCCCAGCTCCATCACGCTCATGCAGCAGAAGGGGAACCTGTTCATCGCCAGGCTGGTGATCAGGTTCAAGACTGCGGACCCTGCAATCGCGCGGGCGATCATCGATTACATGCTGGTGTCGCTCTCGGCGATCAGCATGCGGGTGCGAGGGCTGTCTGTCGATGCGAGCAACGAGCGATTCTATGCCATCGAGACGCGGAAATACTTCCGTGGCCGGCTGCCGGTCCACTTGATCGTGTCCGGAGAAACGCTGCAATTTCGGGGCGAGACCATTACATACAAGGGTTACCTGGGCAATGACCTGATCAACACGGCCGCCGATGGCTACCTGGCTGTGCCGCCGTGCGATTGGCTGGACCAGGATTGGCGCCTGGTGAAGCTGGACAAGGGGATGTTTTACGCCGAGGTCGATGCGTCCGGGAACCATGCCGATACCTTTGACTCCACGAAGCTGGCCAAGCACGAGCTGAGCGGCGCCACCGGGCCCGTGACAGCCGCCGGCGCTGCCGTGGGGAGCATGGGCGCGAAGGCGCAGCGCCCGGGCGTGCATCGCGATCCTTTTGCCCGCATCAACCCACCATCCGCACTCCATGTCTGACCTCATCAATTCTCTCGCCACCGCTGCACCCGTGAAGCTGCTAGACCAATTTGGCCGATACATCGAGGGGCGCGTGCCGACGAATCGGGAGACGAAGCCACTGCGCCGGCTGAGCCCGACTTACATCGATGCCAGCACGCTGGACGTGGAGATTATCCACAACATCCTGAGCAACTCTGATGTAGGCGATGCGCGGCAATTGCTGGCGCTCTATGACCAGATCATCTTCAGCGACTCGCACATCCAGGGCGAGCTGGCGAAGCGGAAGCTGGCGGTCCTGGGCGATCCGTGGAAGGCGACGGCCGTCGATAAAAAGAACCCGGAGGATGTGGCGGCGGCGGCGCTCGTGCAGGCGCAGCTCGAAGCGTGCGGCTCGTTCTTTGACGCGCGCAGTCACATGCTGGATAGCTGCATCTGGCCGGTCACGGTTGTTGAGAAGACCTACCGGAGGTCGTCGCGGCCTGGGCTGAAGTTTGAGATGGATGAGTTTATCGCGGTGCCGCATTTCATGCTGTACCTGGACCCGAATGGGCCGCTGCGCATCTTTGACGTGATGGATGGGACGGTCTGCGGGACTCACCACATGGCCGATCCGCTGCGCTACGTGGTGCATCGCGGGCATCTGCTGGGCGACCGGGATCATCGGGGCGGGCCGATGCGGTCGCTGGTGTTCTGGTGGATTTTCAGCGCGTTTGACCGCGATTGGTGGGTGCGGTTTCTGGACCGGTGTGGCACGCCATTCCCGGTGGGCAAATATGACCAGGCGGATGACGAGGCGCGGGCGATCCTGGTCTCGGCGTTCTCGATGGCGACTCGGCTGGGCGGGCTGGTGATCAGCAACGAGACTGAGGTCGAGCTGCATGAGGTGCAGAGCAAAAGCTCGGGCGATGCGTTCGATCTCTTTTTCGACCTGTGCCAGAAAGAGAAGAGCAAGCTGATCGTGGGGCAGACCACGAGCGCAAGCTCGCGGGGCGGCGGCGGGGGCATGAATAGCGGGATCGGCGAGGCGCAGAGCGAGGTGCGCGACGATATACGGCGCTTCGATCAACTGCGGCTGGCGGACACGATCAAGAGCCAGATTGTTGACCCGTTTCTGCTAGTCAACGGGATCGTGGGGTGTGTGAAGATCGAGATCGGGGCGGAGGCCGTGGAGGATACGGAGAAGACGGCGGAATCGATCCAGCAGCTTTACCAGGCCGGCATCGAGCTGGATGACGCGGGGATCGTGGTCTTCGGGGAGCGGATGGGACTGGCTCTGCGCAGGGCTGCAAAGCCGGCGGCGCCGGGTGCCGGGGCTGATCGTACGCCAGGCGGACTATCGGCCAACCACCTGGCAACGCTGGCGGCGTCGATAGCGGCCGATCCGCGCCTGCTGCTGGCGGACGCGGCAAATGCGCGGGTGGCCCGCGCGGGCTCCGCGGACCTTGCGCGGGCGTTCGGCGAGGACTTCGCGCCGCTGCGTGAGCTGCTGACGCTGAGCACGAGCGCCGAGGATTTTGAGCGGCGGGTGAGGGATGCTTTCCCGCATCTGGCACCCAGGAAGACGGTGCCGCTGCTGGAGAACGCGCTCGCGGCCTATGCGGCCAATGGGCTGCCGTGA